GTGAGTTCGATCCTCACAACCTGCATCTGCCTAGTCCTACTACGCCCGTGTAGTCCAATTGGCAGTAGACACGAAACTTAAAATTTCGACAGTATTGGTTCGAGTCCGATCACGGGTATTAAAAGGCAAACTTTATAAATGGGGAAGGAGTTAGCCCCACTAGATGTAAAGTTACTCTGCGAGAAATGAAGATTATATAATAGTGTTTCTTTTGGTGGGTGAATAAGATAAGATTCCTGGTGGTGCGGGAATCTTTTTTTTATGAAAATAAATAAAAAAAAAGAATAATATTATGGCATATTCAGTAACTACAAAGTATTGTTGGTATAATGAAGGAAAAGTTATAGTTAGAATGTTTTTTCTAAATCATATCCCATTTACATTCGATGATTTGCCTATAGGTTATTTTTATAATCAAAAAATAGTAAAAGAAGCAGATAATAATGGACATTATTCTGTAGAAGATATTTACAAAGGTTCTAATTATTTGATAATGGAGAAATGCCATCCTTGCTTTGATGTCATTGAAATATTAAATCCAGAAAATTTGCCGGAAGAGATGAAAAGTTTCTATGATGGAAGAGAAGATCTGCTGGGATAAATAAAATATAGAAATAGCATAGAAGTAGTAATACAATGCCTCTGAATAAATTAGACAATTTTATTAAGAATACCGAAGGTCGTATTCTATATGTAAGTCCATCAGATTTAGACTCGACTGATAGTATTGACAATCAAGGTAATTCACTTGCTCGTCCATTCAAAACCATTCAAAGAGCGATTATAGAATCGGCAAGATTTTCTTATGTGAAAGGAAGTAGAAATGATTCAGTTGAGAAAACTACCATTCTCTTGATGCCTGGTGAGCACATAGTTGATAATAGACCGGGTTATTATATTAAGAGTGTAGGTGGAGCATCTCTGGTTGTCTCTCCTGGAGGAGCATCAAGTGGAGCACAAACAGCATTAGATTTAGATCTTAATACTAATTTTGATTTAACTCAAGAAGATAATATTCTTTATAAGTTTAATAGTGTTAATGGTGGTGTTATTGTTCCACGAGGAACTTCAATTGTTGGTCTTGATTTAAGAAAGACTAAAGTGCGCCCACTTTACGTTCCTAACCCAACTGATGTTAATGTACCAAATTCTGCAATTTTCAGAATTACTGGTAGTTGTTATTTTTGGCAGTTCTCTTTATTCGATGGAAATGAATCCGGAACTGTTTATACTGACCCGATAAATTTTTCTGTAAATAATAAATCAAAACCAATTTTTTCTCACCATAAATTGACTTGTTTTGAATATGCTGATGGTGTAAATCAAGTAAATGATTATGATTTAACCGACCTTGATATGTATTATGCGAAACTTTCAAACGCATATAATACATCCTCAGGAAGTCCAGATAGAAATATTGATAGTAAGTATCCTATAGATCCTGATGGATTTGCAAAACAAAGACCCGAATGGGAGATTGTTGGAGCATTTGCATCAGATCCAAGTTTAATTTCTGCAATCGAAGCAGGATCTGGAGGCACACCAAATAATCAGGTTACAGTAACTACCACTGTAGACCATGAACTTTCTGTAGGAACACCAATAAAGATTGCGGGTGTTTCTCCATCAGATTATAATATTTCTACAAAAGTTCAAAGTATTGATAGTACCAATCCAAAAATTTTCACTTATCTTCTTCCAACATTCAGAAAAAATCTTCAGACACCAGGAACTGCATCTGGAGCAACAGTAACAATTGAAACTGATACTACATCTGGTGCATCTCCATATATCTTTAATATCTCTCTTCGTTCTGTTTTTGGCATGAACGGAATGAGAGCAGATGGTTCTAAAGCATCTGGATTCCGTAGCATGGTTGTGGCTCAATTCACTGGAGTCAGCCTTCAAAAAGATGATCGTGCATTTGTAAAATATGATAAATCTTCTAGAGGATATGGTGGAATTGGTATATCCAAACAAACCGGTGCAGATTTATCAAATGGATCATCTTCTACAGATCCAAATCAAATTTATCATTTAGATTCTGGTGCTGTTTACCGTCAAGGATGGGAGCAAACTCATATTCGTGTCACAGATGATGCAATTCTACAAATTGTTTCTGTCTTTGCGATTGGTTACAATAGACATTTTTCAATTGAGAGTGGTGGAGATGCCTCTATCACTAACTCAAACTCTAACTTCGGGCAATTGTCTTTGGTTGCAGATGGTTTTAAAAAAAATGCATTTGCTAAAGATAATAAAGCATTCATTACAAATATCATTCCGCCAAGATCGACAAATGAAGAACAAGAAAATATTGATTGGTTAAGTATTGATGTTGGAATTACGACAGCAGTTGGAGTTTCAACTCACCTATATCTTCGTGGATTTGAATCTGTCGATGATATTCCTCCAGTATTAACTCAAGGATATCGCATTGGTGCAAAAGTAAATGATAATTTATTTGTAAATATTGGTTCAGGAACTAGTGAAGCAAATATTTACATGCAGGATGGATCAACATCATCCTTTAAAGAGTTTAATGTTACTGCCAGTGTAGATAGTAAATTGACTATTGGTTTGAATCATGGATTGCAAACAGGTGAGAGGATTATTCTTTTAAGTAGTTCTGCTGATTACCCAGAAAATATTGAGGCACATAAACCATATTATGTAATTTCTCTTTCTGATGCGACAGATGTTGCTGATAGACCTAAAATTCAGTTAGCATCAACAAAAACAGATGCTGATGATAACAATTTTATTACTCTTTATGGAGGCACTGATCTTAAAGTTGTAAATAGAGTTACTGATAAAAGTGCTGGTGATGCGGGTAGTCCGGTTCAATTCGATACAACACAAGGTCGTTGGTACATTACGGTAAACTCTGCAAATGAAATTTATTCTAGTTTAGATACTTTAGGTGTTGCTGGTATTGGTGCAGAAACAAACCCATCTTTTATAGTTAGAGAAGCAGATAATAGAAGTTTAGATGAAAAAATTTATAAGTTCAGAGTTGTTATTCCAAAAGAACTTGTAAATGCAAAAACACCAGAATCTGGATTTGTTATTCAAGAATCCAGTACAACCGGTGCTAGAGAGAACACAGATTTTACTTTATCATCAATTGGTCTTAATGATTTTGAATATAATAGAAATCCAAGATTTATTTCTACATGTTCTCATAGTACAAATACTTCGACTGCAATTACAGAACTTCCACATAATCTTGATGTTGGGGATAAAATTATTATCACTGGTGTAACAGATACTAATAACACTGTTGGTTCTGCGACTAGTGGATATAATGGAACATTTACTGTCGCATCAGTAAATGCAGATAATATGTCATTCACATATTTAAATTCTACTGGAAATCCTGGAGGTTTTAATAATGATACAAGTATTAGAGGTATCAATCTTCCAAGATTTGAAAGAAATGATTTGCAGAGTAACTTCTATGTTTATCGTAATGAAGTAATTAATGAATATATTGAAAATCAACAAAATGGTGTTTATCACATATATGCTCTCAAAGCAGACAATAAAATTTCTGCGGAATTTACAGAATTAGAATATGGTCAAAATGTCACTAATTTATATCCTCAAATTGATAGAGACAATGTAAATGACAATCCAAGATCAACTAAAACAAGAGCACTTTCTTCTCCAATTGGTGACGTTAATACAAGTGATTTAAAAGGAAGTATCACCAGAGAATCTGCAGATTCTTTTATGACAAAACTTGGTGGTGGTCTTATTGTAGATTCTGCATCAGGAGTTTCGGTAGAAATTTTAACATTTACTAGAAATCATAAATTTGCTGGCATTTCTACTGCCAATCTTTCTAGTGCAGGATCAGGAACAAGAACTGATGGAGCATATTATAATGTAAAACTTTATAATGAAGATTCATATTCAACTTGGAATGGCGCCACTGCAATAGTTAATATATCTGGCAATGCTATTGATAGTTTCAAAATTCAATCACCAGGATCTGGATATTCAAATGGAGATACACTCTTCTTTGATAATGGTGCATTTGGTGGTAATCAAGATGGATCTATCATTCTTTCAACTTCTGGTATCACTACATCAATTGGGGACGTAGTTCAGATTACTGGTATTGGAACTGTTTCTGATACGTACTATAGAATTGTTGATGTTACAGATACAAATAAAATTTCAATTGCTAAAACTTCTGGCGATTCTTCTACTTTGCAAGGATGTATTGTTCTTCCTTGTGGACCTTCAATTTCAGTAGATTCTTCTACATTCTTAAGTGGCATTACAACCTTTTCGTGTTTATCTGCACACGGATTAGTCTCTGGAAATAAGTTTAAAGTAATTGATGCAAGTAATAATAATCTTGGTGATTATATTGTAAAATCTAAAGTAAATGTGAATACATTTACCGCAGAAACCACAACACAACTAACAAGTCCAACATTTATATTAAAACACAATTTTTCATCCAATTCTGGTGTATCTGATGCAAGTTTAGAAAATCTTGCAGCTAGGCAAAATACTTTCTATAGTGGAGATACTTTTGCTATTAATAATGGTGGGTCGGATATAGGAATCAACACTACTTCAATTCCTCTTTCTCATTCAAAATCTGGAGCAGCTGCTGGTGTCGGGCTTACTGAAAGATTGCCGATAGGATCTTACATCCAAATTGATGATGAGATTATGAGAATTGCATCATCATCGATTATAGGTTCAGATAAACTAACTGTTCTTCGTGGTGTTTTCTCATCAAATATTGGAGTACATTCTGATACTTCATTAGTCAAAAAAATTGATATAATTCCCGTCGAGTTCCGTAGACCATCAATCATTCGTGCATCAGGACATACATTTGAGTATATTGGATATGGTCCGGGCAACTATTCAACTGGTCTTCCGCAGGTTCAAACAAGAACTCTGACAGAAAAAGAAAATTTCTTATCACAAGCTCAAGAAAGATCTGCCGGTATTGTTGTATATACTGGTATGAACAATAGTGGTGACTTCTATATTGGTAATACTAAAAAGTCTTCCGCAACTGGTGAGGAAACCTCATTTGATACTCCAATTCCAACAGTTGCAGGTGCAGATCCTGCAAGGTTGAGTGCAATCTTTGACGAGATTACTGTTAAAGAGAGAATTGTTGTTGAAGGTGGAGATTCACGTCAGATTCTTTCACAATTTGATGGACCTGTTACCTTTAGTGGTGAAGTAAGAATTAAAAATACACTATCACTTGCTGGAAAATTAAGAATACTCAATACTACAAATAGTACAGGTGTTGGTAATGGTTCTGTTGCGGTTGATGGTGGTGTTAGTATTGTTAAAGATCTTTTTGTTGGAGGAAACACCAACATTACAGGAGATCTGACTATAGATGGTAGTGTTAATATTGCATCAATAGTAGGAACTGCCGGAACATTTGGAAATATTCAAATTGCCGAAACCGATGATAATACTATTGACACTTCATCTGGTGATCTGAAGATAAATTCTATCGCAGGTTCTAAAGTTGCAATTAGCACTAACACTGAAATTGACGGAACTCTCAATGTTACTGGTGACATCACAGCATTCTTCTCATCTGATGAAAGATTGAAAGATAATATTACTCTAATTGATAATCCTCTTGAGAAAGTCATTTCAATCAGTGGTAATACATTTGATTGGAATGATAAGTCTAACAAAGAAGGAAGTGATACTGGATTGATTGCACAAGAAGTTGAATCTCTAGAACTTCCAGGATTGGTCACAACACGAGATAATGGATACCTTGCAGTTGATTATCATAAGGTTGTTCCTCTGCTTATAGAAGCAATTAAAGAACTCTCCGGTAAAGTAGATGCTCTTGAGCAAAAATTATCCGATAAATAACTCTAAAGATTATAGTAATGGCAAATATTAGGAAGTCATTTAATTTTAGGAATGGTGTACAAGTTGATAATGATAATTTTATAGTTGATCCGAACGGATTGGTGGGAATCGGGACTTCGATTCCTACTGAATCTCTTGATTTGATTGGAAATGTAAAAATCAGTGGATTTACAACAACAACGACTTTAAGTGTTGCGCAAACATCAAACTTTTATAGTGATGTTAAAGTAGGATCAGTCAATATAGATGCTAATAGTGGTGTAATTACGGCAACAAAGTTTGTTGGAGATGCTTCTGGACTCCAAAATATTGCTGCAATTTCAACAACTGGTTGGGTTGCAGGAGTAGGATTACATACATTTAGATCGATTGGTATTGGAACTACAAATCCAGAATATCATCTTCAAATAGGTGAAAATCCTGCTTCAGGAGTTGGTGTTGGAATTACTGATGGTGGTATTGTTGCAAGTGGTGTTATTACTGCAACTACATTTAAAGGAATATTTGATGGAAATGTAATCGGAGATCTCACTGGTATTGCATCAACAGCAACTAAACTAGAAACTGCCAGAGATTTTAGTATCAGTGGTGATGTATCATCAAGCACTATTTCTTTTGATGGTACTAGTAATGTTTCACTTGCATCCACACTTTCTTCTAGTTTCAGTGCTAATACGAGTGGTATTATAACTGCGAGTAAGTTTGTTGGTCCTACAGAATCAGCAACATCGACAATTACTACAGGCACAATCACAAATGCAAACATCACAAATGCTGATGTTGGTATTGGAACCTTTGATGATTTAAGAATTAATAAAGATGCTGGCGCAAGTCTTGTTGTTACGAGCACAACAAATTCATCCGTAAGTATTGGTGAATCTGTAGGTGCTGGTAATAGTAGTGCCCAATTACTTTATGTTCCAGGAACAGGTCGATTGGATATTAATAATTATGATGTTGGTGGAGTCAGTATCAATCTTCATGAGGGTACAGGTGCAGGCACTACAGAAAGTTTCAATGTCAACTATGATAATACAGCACAGTTTGAAGTCACTTATGATGGGAAAGTTGGTGTAAATCGTGGTGGTGCTGCATTAACTAGTAACCTAGAAGTTGGAGGAACTGCATATATTAGTGGCAATTCTGAAATTGTGGGTACTCTTCAAGTTGGAACAGGTGTTAATCAAGTAACTCTTGGTGATGGTAGTGCTCTACCAATTTCAGATAGTCAAAATTTTAATATTTTAAGTGGAATTAGTACATTTAATAAGTTACATGTACAAGATATTCAAGTTGGAGCAGGAATAACCGTAACTTCTAGTCTTTATGCTGGAAGTAAAGTTGGTGTAGGAACAACATCAGATAGTAGTTTTGTTGTCGGAGAACAAGATCCAATATTTCAAGTATTTGGGACAGCATATTCTACAGAAGGATTCATAAGCAACGAATTACTTGGAATTACAACAGATACACAAGGATCTCTACGATCAGATCCTAGAACAATTCCAAGTGATTTAGGTTCAACGATTCCATCATTAGAGTATGGAAATTTTCAAGTTGATAGTGGTGCAGCATCATTTATTTCAAATAATTTGCTAATAGTTCCTACAGTTGGAGTTACTACCGTAGGATTTGGATCAACTAATCTTGGAGTAATTTCAAAATATCATCACCCAGATTATGGAAGTCAAGAAGAGTATATGTCATCAGTTGGTGTCAATACTTACTTTGCAAGGTCTATACTTGATGTAGGAACTGCTTCTACATCAATGAATAGTTATTTCATTCCACCATCATTGACAGAAGACCAGGTAAGTGTTGTTAGTGATTTATGGCAGAATCCAACTGGATTTGGAACAATAACTTCAAAAAAAGTTACTCCAAATGGACTTGTTCCTGGAGGACTATTATATAACTCTACAAGAGATAAAATTCAGGTTAGAAATACTGCATCATCATTTAGAAACTTAAGTCCTATTGTTGCATTTGCGACTATTGTTAGTGGTGCCATATCAACTCCTGCTGACGGATATAATTTGAACGCTCCAACAAACAGCACTAATGATGCAGACTTTTTATTCAGTTCTGCATTGCAATCAGCGAATTATACAGTAATTGTTTCTAATACTGGAACATCAACATTTACTGTTCCTGAAGTGAATAAAACAACTGCTGGATTTAAAATTACTTTTAGTTCTAGTGCTAGCGCCGAAAGTTACTCTGTAATGATACTTCAAGTATAAGGACTTGACAAGACTCTAAAAACCCTGTAGACTACCTTTGTTAAGGTTGGAGAGGAATCCATAAGACACATTAAGAACCGTCTACCAGGTCGCACTGGGGACGGTTTTCTGCTATAATAAGAAGGTAATCGAGGGACACCTTTGACCATCACTTTGCGACCCCATCAGCAAATTGCCTGTGATGAGATGCTTGCCCATCAAAAGGGTCAAATCATTGTGCCGACTGGTGGTGGTAAGACTATGTGTATGATAGAGGATGCCAAGAGAGTATTCCGTACACAAGAGGTTGCAACCATTGTCGTAGTCGCTCCACGTATCCTATTAGCAGAGCAACTATGTTCTGAGTTCTTGGAAACAGGAGAGTTTAACGATGTAAGAGTTATGCACGTCCACAGTGGTGAGACTGAGCATTTCTCTTCAACTAAAGTATCTGACATTAGATACCATAACTTCTTATGCTATGAGTCTAATGCAAATCAGATTATCTTTACAACATATCATTCATTACACAGAATACAAGAGAGTAATATTGTAGTTGATGTAGTTTACTTTGATGAAGCACATAATAGTGTGCAGAGAAACTTCTTTCCTGCTACTGAGTATTTCAGTAATGAGGCAGATAGGTGTTATTTCTTTACTGCAACACCAAAACATTCCCTTACAATTA